CCTCGCCCGCCTGGTCGAAGACCTCTACGACGACGTTGAGGCTGACCTGTGGATCCACTGCAGGACGGATCTGCGGGATCTCTGGCGGCCAGGCGGTGGCGAGTCCCGGATGACGTGGCGGATGCTCGGCAACCTCATCCGCCACCTACCCCCCGAATCAGCGACGAAGACAGCGCTCCGCAACCGCATGTCGGAGGCGGAACTCGCCAGGGCCGCATCCGAGGCGGACCCGTCGCAAGGGCAGTGGTCCCAGCAGGAGATGCTG